AAGTACCATGGCATTCCTAGTTCTAAAGTTTTCCATGTATTTACCGAATGCCTTCTGTAATGCATCAGTCGTAATAAGATGTCCTTCTCTATCTACTACTTCAATAGATGCAGGCCCACCAAGAACCATTGGTTGATTATCATTATCTTCTAAACCAAGTTTTTTAACAGCTTCAGTATATACTTTCTTATTTGGAAAGGCTCTATACAAAGTTAATATCTCAGCTGGAGATGCAATATCTGCTGTGAATAAACGTTTATACTCTTCCAAGGCATCTGTGATGTCTTTTAATGTAACCCGTCCATCCACTGCTTTTTCAAGCATGGTTATATTTTCATCTTCCTGAGCTGTAATTAACCACTCTTTTGTTTCAGTGTTCATCACCATTTTATTTTCCTCTGATAAAGTTTATCCGATAGGGTATGCTGAACCCCAAATTACACCTTCATAGCCAGTGCTTGAACCACTAGCAATAACAGATACATTCTTTCTGAAATCTAATGGGTGTGGGTTCTGGAACCAAACATGTTCCGTAGTATCATTTCCTGTTAATTTGATTGCTGCTGTACTTGCTTCTGCAGCACAGTCAAATGCCACATATAATACCTGAGAGGCATGAGTGTTTCTTATACTGATTCCCCTGATTACTCCTATAGGTGCAACGTGCCTGGACCTTGATAGGTCAGTAGTTCCTTCCCATTCGTAACCATTACCTCCAGCCAAACTTCCATCTATGTAATCTATCTTATCATTTGAATCAGTTCTAAAATCATACATCAAACAATCCCATAACATATTAATATTGTGTTGGGTACTTGAACAGAATCTAACTCTATATGATGCAGGTGAACTTCCGGCAGGTATATTATATTTCACACTTACTCTTTGGTAAGATGTAGTTAAACTTACTGCATCACCTGATACAAGAATAGTTCCATCTGAATCAAGAATCTCTACTAGTGCATCACCAGAAGCCGAAGCTCCTCTCACCATTCCTGATGCTACTAAATATAATTCTCCTGTTGCGTTTCCACTTACATTTAGACTACCACCCGTACTATCAGTAGTAACATAAAATCCTTCTTTAGCTGCTGAGTTTGCTGGGTTTGCTGTAAGTTCTGCTGAACCTAAATGAGGTGCACCAGTGGTTCTAGAAATTGCTGAACCGTCTGCTGTAAATTCTGTTATAGTTGCATGTTCTATTGAAGGGTTAGTTACTCTATTTATGCCAGGAGTACCTGTAGTAGCTAGTTCCCAATTCGCAGTAGTTCCTGCAGCAGTTCCTTGGTCTAAGTCATAATATGGACCTGCATGGATATTTATTAAATCTGCCGCTGAAGTTCCTACTGTACCACTAAACGCTACATATCTATCCCAAGGTTGTACGGCAGTTCTAGTACTTGGAACAGTATTCCAAGACCTCCACCCTCGTGAATCTTTAAAATCATTTGTAAATGCCATGTGTTATATTCTCCTAATTATCTGTCCACATTAGTATTCCTACGAAGCTGCCTAGTACTGCAACTGTGTGCATCAATAAGATACCTGCTGATATAAAGGCAGCTTTGGCTCCGTAGATTTTGGTTCTCCAATGCTTAATGTCTTCAACATCTGTAGTAATATTTTGTATTCCAGCTGTTAAAGTTTTATTTAATTCAGTCTGACTTTCGATATAATTGTCGAGTCTTTCCATGTACACAGCTAACTGTACTTCTTTAGACCGAGTAGGGGTAGCCATTGAATGATTACCTTCCTAATACTAATACTCTAATTCCAATACCACTAGCATCTGCTGTATCACCAAGTTCATCTAGAGCGGCAGCATCTGCACCAGCCTCATAGATTTCAAACTTAGTATTAGTGTAATCATATTGTGCTACATAACCATCAGACTTCTGTGAAATTAATACTAGAAAAATTTCACTCAATCCAAAGTTAGCGGCAGTACATGATTCCCCACCAGTAGGGTAAGAGTCATCAAAAGTAATATCCTTAATTGTATATCTAATGTCACCCATTACACCCTGAACATCTCTTGAAGTTCCTGGATTTGTAATTGTCAATGCCATAATTTATGTTCTCCCTTTTTAAGAGTTAATTTTTAAAACAATGGGAGGGGAGAATTAACTCCCCTTCCCATTAAAGTTGATTTCTTTCTTACGAGTTTAAGTCAACTATTTTTGCTTGCGTAATGAAATTGTGACATCTCAATTCAGCCATAGTGTATAGTAAACCTCTTACCACTAACGCATTAGCTGCGAAGTAGTCTCTGTTTTCTACATACTGAGTCGGTTGAGCTACAGCAATTTCAAGGTAGTCTGTGTCCAAAACTAGAACGTTTGAACCACCAACTGCGTCAGCCGAGCTAACGTTTTTAACAACGTCTGCGTCTGGCAGTATTGGAATACCTTGGTAAGTAGCAAGTACTAGACCAGTTCGAGTTCCTGGGAAAGTTCTTTCTGAACCTACACCAACTTGGTACTCTTCCTGTCCTAAGTATCTCTGTTGTGATTGTAGTAATCTTTCCAACTTGAAGTATTGGTCGTGACCCAAAACAATTAGTTTTGGCTCCCCACCGTTAGTTCTTATTGTCTGAATACAATCATCAATTAGACTTAACGAAAGGTCTCTTGCTGTACCGTTGTTATCTTTAACAGTACCTGCAGCGTTCCAGTTTCCTGATGCTCTTGCACCAAATGTTAAGTCGTAAGCGTTTACTCCACCGTTTGCGGCGAAGTTTGAGTTAGAGTCGTATGAACCACCAACAACGGCACCGTCATAGTTAACGATGTCTTCAATGGAAGTCATACCTGCTCTACCTTCAACTATCATACCATCTCCGTCTGCAATTGCAGCGGATGTAGTAGCGTGAGTAACCACACCAGTAGATGTGTTCACTCCTGAAACAGCTACTCCAGATGTATTTATGTAGTCGTTTGCAGAGGTATCCCAAAATGATAGGGTATCTCCGATTTTTATGTTCTTAGCAACTGATGCTGGAACCGTAGTTGTAGTCGTTGAACCGGCTGATGCAACGAATCCAGAACCAGCAAGTAGCTCTTCGTTAATTTCCTTAACGTGGTCGAGCTGTGCGTTCTCATTTTCCAATGCCAAAACATCACCAACACCACCTTCTAGCTGTGCAGTAAAGACTGACTTCACTGAAGCACCGAAAGTAGTTGAAACGATTTTTGGTAAGCTAGAGACGTTCTCAATAGCTGATACGTCTACAGTTGGGATGGAGCCAGTCTCTGTAACAGGTCGTGACCTTCCACTACCCCTGTCACTTCTGATTCTCCAACCAGCTGTGTTACCCCAAACGTTTCTTGGGATTGCATTGAAAAATCGAGTTTGGTTGTTAAGTGCGTGCCAGACTTTTCTACCATAAGTGGTATTAAAGATTCCAGTAGCAGTGTCAACCGTGAAATAAGTTTGCTTCTGCAAGTATTCAGGTCCGAATACTGAAGAATACAATCCTCTTTGTGACTGAGAAATGAACTCAGTTAACGATGGATTTGCCATAACTTAATTTCTCCTCTTCTTTCAATTTAGTTTATTATCAATTTATCCAAGAAGTTCTCTTGGAACACCGTCAGTGTCTCCACTTTCGATTTTAGTCTGTATATCTCTCAACTGTTTGTACGAGAGAGTCTGAAGTTGGTCTACGGTATCTCCGGCAGGTTGTCCTTTAACAATTGGTGTAGAACCATCTGTTCCTAAAGGATTTGCGTTTGGAGAGTCAGGTGTAAATACCTGTGGTCGTTGTAAACCGTTTTCTTCTCTGAAGCCCATTTTTCTTAGTCTAGCTTCAGTTTCAGTTTGAACAGACGATTCAAGCTGTTTCTTAAGAGTTTCGATTTCTTTCTTCATGTCTTCGATATCAGAAGATTCCTCTTCTTCTTCGTCACCATCTTTAGACATCTTTGCCTCTTCGTCATCACTTGTGTCGGCTTTGTCCACGTCTTCCTCTTCTGAGTCATGACCTGGTACGTGTTCTTTATCCATATCTTCTTCTGGGTCCTCTTCTTTTTTAAGAGAGTCAGTTGAAGCTTGGATAGCATTCTGTTGGTCTTCTATCTTGGTAGTAGGAGAAACGGGTTTTTCTGTGTCAGCGGCAGCAGGACTAGTAGCCTTTGCAGGTCTGTCTTTGTCACCATCTGTGTCTAAACCAAGTTTGTTGTCAGGGTCTTCTTTTAGAAGCTTAACAACTGAATCAGCAACGGACTTCACTAGCTCGGCTTGAGCTGCTTTTGCCATTTCTTCTTCGTTACTTTCGTTTTCTTCTTCTTCCTGTTTAGAAAGGCGTGCATCCATTTTTTGAAGCACTTCGGCAACAGCACCTAATGCGAGGGAGTTACCCTCTAATTGTTTCTGTATGTCGTCTATTTCTGACATAATTTACCATTCCTTACTTTTAGGTTTTAAAGTTTTGTCTCGACCATTCCAAGCCACGCTGATTGCATGGTTGGTCTTAGCCATCCGACCCCACAATTCTGTGTGTTTTAGAAAATTTCTAAGAAAAATATAAATAATTATATTTCACCTAGTTTATTATACGAATTAAACCTAAAATTTTTACAAATTAGTCAGTTTCTATCTTAGAAGGAACACCATTTGCTTCAAAGGAAAGCATATCGTTGCGAAAATCGTAGAGTGGTACCTGAATTAGCTTCTTCAATTTCTCTAATTGATTGCCTTCAGACATTGA